AGCGTGTGGTACGCCACCATGTTGACCATGCAATAGGTGTAATTGGTGTGAACCATGTCACGCGCTGGCGTGCAGACTGCGATGTATTTCATACCTGACCTGGCCTCACTCTAAAGAACCTATTATCTGGATCGTTCAACCATTTTTTCATGTAAACCGGATCATCCAACTTGCCCTCTGCCTTCAACTGAAAGTAGATCGACTCAGGGATACTGGCAACATGATGCCACTCACCTTTCCAATCTGCTTTATTGTCGATGGCGGCAAAGTCGCGCTTGTTGGCCTCAATGACAGCAGTCAAGTCCTGCGTTGTCTGAATCGTTGCCTCATCAGTGTCCTCGTTGTAGTGCCAAGTGCGAGTGATCCCCTTGTCAGGGCTTGCATCAAAAAATCGTTTTTCCATATAAGTAAGGGGAGGATTTCTCCTCCCCTTTTTCCTCTCAGTCGATTAAGAAGTTGACAAATCAGCGCAAAGGCCGTGAGCGTTTTCAGCCAAGACTTTGTGGCCGAATTCGATCAACAGCATACGCTTCTCAGCGTCACCTGTTTTCGCCAATTCGAGTTGCTGGTAAGGACGCAACACGGTCATCTTTGCGTACTCAGGATCGATGATCCAACCATCACGCTCACGCTGGAAACGGTTTGCGATAACGGCCACGTTGCCAAAGTCGCTGACGTAGATGTCAACTGCACCGATCAACACGGCAGGCTTTTCGCCACCGTTGATGTTGAAACGTGAAGATGCAATGCCAGAGAAACCGGAAACGCGCTGCTTGTTGACAGGACCAACCATCAGAATCTTCGGTGTACCGCCAGCCGCCCATACTTTTTGAATCACATTCTTGAGAATGGTTTCGGTGAAAGTACGCACGTTGCCGTCACTACGCGCATTGTTTGGCAATGTGCTGTAGCTTGGGTCAGCGCCGTTGGTTTGCTTGTCGGTGTTTGTCTTAACAAACGCGCCCAAAGAGGCCGTAGCGCGTGCTGTGGTGGTGTTACCAGCGGCAGCAACTGCACCATTCAAGAATGTGAATTCTTGGTCACGCTTCAACTCAGAACCGCGCTTGGCGATCTGGTATGCCAGTTCAGAACGGCGGCCAGCCTTGTTAACCACTTCTTCAGTGTTTGACAAGACGATGGTTTTGCGTGCGATCTGAGCGTAGTTGGTCAAACGAACAGTTGCAACAACTGCATCAAATGTGCCAACGTCATCACCTTCCAACTGAGCATTTGCGGCTGCATCTGCCAATGTGTCGGTCTGCCATTCAAACAAAGTGTTGGTGATTGTTTCGCGGCCAATGTTGCTTTGGTATGGAGTTTCTTCTGGTGCAATATTAGTTATTACATTTGAAAGATCTTCCCGAATGCCTTTAGCACTATAGGTTGTAAATGTGTTACTTACGATAGTCATGATTATTCCTTATTTCAAGAGTTTGAAGATTGCATCAGCCGCGTCATCGACACGGCCAGTTTTCGCAAGACGCTGTTGTGCTCGCAATGCTTCAGTATTATTTGATACTCTTCCCGCTGCACCAGGCTTTGCGGGTCTTGGGCCATTGTTCGTCACCGGCTTGATCTGCCCACGCTTGGACATCATCTGGTCGTATAACGCTGCCTTACGCAACATCACAACCGCCCTGTGATCTACAACATTCTTCAGTTCATCAGGTGAGAATCCAGCCTTTTGGCCAAATTGAACAAGCATTGCTTTTTCGGCTGCGGCTTTCTTTGAGTCTTTCCACTCAGGTATAGCCGCCACCAACGCCTCTTGCTCCTGCTGCAACATCTGATTGCGATATTGCATCTGCTCTTGCTGTGACAACTCAGAGAGTCGCTGCTTTTCAGATTGAATCGCCGCGTTTCTCTCTTGGTTTTCACGCATCAACTCGCGCTGCGTCACATACTCAATGGGGTCTTCATTTCTGAGACGTTCCCAATCAATGTTCGGCTGCGCTGCCTGCTGAACCTGCGCCTCTAGAGCACCTAATAATTGAGCGTACTGCTCGCGCTCGGCACGCACCGCCTGCAACTCTGCCTCTGCGTGCTTTCGCACCTCGGCAATTTGCTGCGTTTTTCGCGTGTAATCTTGAGTTCTTGAATATCCCTTTTGGAGTTCCTCCAGCGACACCTCGACTTCTTTACCGTCAACCTTGACGGTGAAGACTTGTGGCTGTTCTTCCTCCTCAGAATACTCATCTTCTCCAGATTGTTCGGCATCAGTTTCATCACCATCCGCGTCTGCATCGGTTAGCAACTCCTCATCTACCGCCGCGCCCTCATCGGGCAACTGCGTCTGGCTGTTCTCCTCTTGTCCCTCATCGGGGAGCATCCCAGCAAGTGCATTGGCCGCTTCGGCCATGTTCATCGGACCCTGTACAACACTCGCCGCTGGCGTTGGTGCTACTGTTTGCATTGGTCTATTTCCTTATTTAAGCAAGATTTTTAGATGCACGCTCAATGGCACGCTGTGCCACCTTGCCGTTGTCGATCATTTTGGTGAGTTCGTTCTTGAAAGTCTCTATGGCACGCAACTGCGCCCAAACAATTTCACGCTTGCTCGACTCCTCCGGCTTGCTGCTCTCAAACTCCCACAGCAAATCGCCACGCATCTTTTCCATGGCCGCTGCAAATACCTCGTCCTGCATAAACTGCTCAGACTTGCGGCCTTTTCTTACCTGTTCTTCGTTCATTGCGACCATTCCATTAAGGTTGATGGGTGGAGGCACATTCGCCGCTGTCTGCACAGCCTGTTGGATGATTGCAGACTCTTGCGCCATCGCCTCCCGATCCATAGACTGCTGCGCTTGAATCTCAGCAGTGCTAATTTGTGTCTGGTACTTTAACTCAAGTTCATATTTTTTGAGCATTAAGTCTTGCGCCATTTGATCTCTACGGTAATCGTCATCGCGGATCATCTGCTCACGCTTTAATTCCAACTCAGCAGCCTTCTTCTGGATGTCAGCTTGGATCGACTGAGCCTGCACCTGCGCCAGCACTTCTTCCGGTGTCGGTTTCGGTGGTTGTGCTTGCGGAAATTGGAAGTCAGCAGGCAGATTTTGTATATAGCTGGATGCATCCTTAAAGCCAGACAACTCGATGATCTTCTGCATAGTGCGGATGTACATGGCCGGTGTCGCCACCGGATTGTCCAAACCATACTGCTGAATGATCTGATCTTGTTTGTTGGCGATCATGGTCAGACCCTGTATGCGCTCGTTTGTGTCGCCATTGCCCAGACCAATATTGATGGTCACATCCATGTTGGCATTCCAGACGCGAGGATCAATCTGCACCCACTCATTGCGTAGACGCACCATGCGAGGCTTATCCTGATGCGTTGTCATCAGATACAGAATGCCCTTGAATAGCTTCTTCATGCCCTCGGCCAGAATGCGTGCTTGCAACTCCAAACGACTCTGGCTGGCGCTGACTGTGGCGGCCACCGCCGCTTTGGTGGTTGACTGCAATGCGTCAGGATCAAGTCCCATCGCGGCCTTGCTCATGCCGGTGCGGTCTTCGCGCATCTGATCCATGTAGTCCAGCATGGGGAATGCGGCCTGTCCAACGAATGGCGTGCTGAACGGCTGCACCATGCCTGGCGCACGCATCCGAATAATTGCACCTGTTTCGTTATTCAGCACATCATCAATATTGACCTGCCCCTCAACCACCGCCGTGCGCGGATGAATAGACTGCGCCAGCGAATCCAAGGTATTTCGCAATATTTCGGACTTGATTTCTTGAATGTCATGCGTCAAATCAAACATCGACATCGCCTCAAGTGGGCTTGTGTGTGGCTCTGGATCACATGGGAAGTCAACGAATGGTCTGTAACTGGCCGGTAGATTACGCACCACGGTGTAGCCAGACCCCATGCAGCAAACCTTACGCAACTCAGCGATGCCGTCACCGTCATAGTCCACGCGCATATAGGCCTCGATGTACAGCACACGCCGTTGGCCAGGATTCAAACTGTCGCCCGAACCCATGGTGGTGGATAGTGGCTGCCGCGCCAAATACTCGTCATTGCTGTCTAAGTCGGTGCTGGAGATGTTCTCCTCAATCTCATCCAACTCATAACCCATGGCAAGCAGATCGTCCACGGTCGCCATTTGGCGGTGGGCGATGATGCCTGCATCCTCAAACGATCTGGCTCTGCGATCCAGTATCAACTCTTCGGGTGGCACGGCCATGATGCGGATGCGGCCATCTTTAATGGTGCGCTTGATCTGTACGTCATGCAACATGGGTTGCTGCATAGGCATTGGCAGGCCGGTGGCCGGATCAACCTGTGGCTGCATCATGTCCATAGGCATGGATGGGTCTGGATAGCTGACCACAATCTTGACCTCTGCGCCCTCCTCCATCAGTACCTGCACGGTCTGGTCATCGAGGCCGGAATAGTCATCGATTTTGACTTCTTCGGTTTCATCCCACCAATATTTGGCGATGCCACACTTACGCACCAGCGAGTCTTTGAACAACGCATAGGTGGTCATGAAACCGTTGTTGTCGTTGCTGAAAATGTAGTTTGCGTAGTCGGTTGCCTGCTGAGTGCTGGCAACATCTTCCGGTCCACGCGGTACATACTCAACGACATTCTCGCTGCTGAAAAATACTTTCATCAGACTTGGCAGCATGGCTGAAACAGTGTCTCGCACCTCCATCGCAACCACCTGAGAGCGCCCATCTTCCTCATTGCCAAAGGGGTCGCCACGGTAATACTCTGTACCCTTGGCGCGAATCGGTGAGACATCAGCGTCAATGTAGCTGACGGCATCTTCCAACTCACCGGCCACAATGCCCTGCAACTCGGTGTCGTCCATCGGATTGACTGCCGCGATGTCGGTGGTCACTTGCATATCGTTGATCATTTCTTGTTCCTCTTGGATATGGCCTTGGCGGTCGCCCTAGCATCGGCCTTACTTGACGCGCCCCACGCTTTCAAACTCAGCAGCAACCGAGTCGGTTCACCGTTCTTCATCTCAGCGCCAGGCATATTGCCCATTCTCGCAAGGAATGATGCCCTGCGCGGGTTGTCGCCAGTTTTCACCGGCGCTTTTAAGTTCATGCCCTCGGCCTTTGCGCTGGCGCGTCCCTTGGCATTCAAGCCGCCACTCGGATTCTTTCCTTCTTTACGCTGCCACGCCGGTGTTTTCATAAGGCACTTTCTTCAAAATCACATACATGGAGTCAACTGCTCGCGGCAGTCGCAGTATTTCTTCTTGCGGTAATTCTAGGCTCGCACCGTAATTGCTGAGACTCATTTGCAAATGTTCCATCTCAAACCGACTACCTTTCCAGCCCAAGTACCACGCCCACTCGCAGTAGTACACCCAAGATTTTTCGTTAAACGCTCTGACATGAGTCGGGTCTTGCCACGCGCCATGACTCAGGTCATACGGCACATGGATGTGCATCTCGCCACCCATCTCCAGCAAGTCGCGGCAGTTGGTCATGGCCTGCACCAAGTTCGGTATGTGCTCCAACACATCATTGGCGATGATCTTTGAAAACTGACGGTCGATCTGCATTGGCGCACCAATGTCCACCACCCAATCAGCGCCAACATCTGCGCGAATATCAGCATTCACGCAATCGGCACGGCGATCCTTGCCCGAACCGAGATTAAGAGTTAAACCACTGCTTTGCATATTCCGGTCTGTTTTTTAATAGCCACGGTATCGCGGCCTTGGTCAGTGCGTCACCGTTCATTCCCACAGTCTGGCTGCCAATGTGATGCACATATGACCGGCTCAGATAGTGGTGAAAGCCAGCGGCACGCAAGTCCTCGCAATGCACATCATCCGAGTACCAATTCAGTGGTGGAAACTTTGCAGCCTCCCACGCATCGCGCCCGATCCATGCAAAGATAGGGGATGGGCATTCCATAGGCACAATTGCATCCTCGTATGGGTACTTGAAGTAGTGCAGTTTCTGATCAAAGGGGTTAGATCGAATATTTTGCACCGGTCTGGCCGCATCACAACGCGCTGAAACCCAGCCCACAGGCTCACCGGTTTCAGCTTTCAACTGCGCCACATCCTCCATCAGCAGCCGGTAGCTGGTGGGGGTCAGCACAATATCGTCATTGGCGCAGATCACCGACTCAAACCCATCGGCAAAGGCTTTGTCAATGATCTCGTTGTAGTCGTCACCAAAATTGTGCGCTGCACCAAACACTTTAAGGTCAGCGTCAAAGCCGCCAATAATGGACTCTGGACCGCGCAAATAGACAGGCACTTCGGGACAATACTCGGCGATGCTTGTGAGCATCACCCGCAAACCTTTGCCGTGTACTGTTGAGATGCATATCGGTGAGATCACTTCTTAGGCTTCTTGGCGGTCTTCGCCGCAAGCTTAAAGTCAGCGGCAGACGGCGCAGCCTTTGATCCAACCTTATTCATCTTCTCGCCGCTGCCTGCGGCGATACGTTTTTGCTTCGCGTTGATGTTGGCGTAGAGGCCAGGCTTAGTCTTCATTTTTCATCCCAATCTTGATTGTCAGCAATGACTCAGGCTCTTCGCCCTCGCTCTCGCCATCTTCGTCCACCACCCACGCCGAGCAGGTACGGCTGGACGCGCACTTGAAGTCAAATATCTCGCAGTAACCCAAGTCACCGGCATCAATCACCGCCCATGGGTCGCCCTCATCGCCAATGCCATTTGCAATGCACTCCAGCATGGAATCATCTTGGTTGAACGCCGCGCAGTTACCGCAACGGCTCTGCTTGGCATCCTCCTCGGACACCTCCCACTCAGCCGCCATCTGCATCCAATACTGCTTGTTTGGCAGCTTGGGATTCTCAGGACCGTAGTTCGCAGAGTCAATAGCCTTGGCGCGATTCTTCAAGTTCAGCGTAATGTCTTGCGTTGCCATCGGACAGCTCTCGCCGCCATCCTCATAGCCTTCGTCCTGATCCATGGCCTGATCCATGGTGCGCTTTAGGGTAGCCATTAACGCATCCCCTTGGTCTTCATGTTCTTAGCTGTACGCGCACCGCGCATGGGCATCTTGGCTTCGGACAGCGCGATGGCGATAGCCTGCTTGGGACTCTTGACTACTTTGCCGCCTTTACCAGAATGCAATGTGCCAGCTTTGTACTCGCCCATCACTTTGCCAACCTTCTTTGCTGCCTTGGTCATCTTCATAATTTACCCCTTAAAGAATTAGGTGTTGGCGCAGGGAGTTCTGGGTTGAATCCAACCTAGAGCAAACTGCTTTTAGAAGACCCAGTTACTATGCGCCAACGAATTCGTATTATGCAACCCTTGAGAGGTTTCTTTTCAACGGTTGCGCCCAGTTGTTGCCAGCCTTACTCCCCATCATGCCGATCACCGCATCTGATGCAAACGTCAAACAAAACGCATCAGCCTTGTCTGGCGATGCTAAACCCCGCTTCTTGATCTCATCCTTGCTCTCAATCTGAATCTTGCCGTTACTCGTAAACATATACCGTACGGTAGCCAACTCAGCAATCAGCAGCTCATCCTTTGGCAGCCGACAGTCGCGCTGCTCCAACCACGCCTTGGCCTTGTACCAAAGTTCAGCCTTCAGATTCCTGTAAGTACCACCCATGGCAGGTGACTCGGCCACGTTGATGCCTCTGGCCGGTAGCTTCAACTCCCGCAGACGGTCAACCACGCCAGCGCCAAGTCCAATGCTGTCAACCAGTATCTCCTCTGGCCGATCCCCTGGCGCCAAAGCCTCGTACTCGGCCACCACCGCGCCGGTCAACTGCATCAGGTCTAAGTTTTTCCAAGTCTTGATCGGCTCAGTCACCGCGTTACCACGCCGCTTGCACAGTGCCGAACGGTCAGAGCCAAAGCGTGCAACGTCCAACCCCCACACCAGCGGCGCGTAAGGCGATGCCACCACATCCCGATTCATCGCCAAGTCCAGCAATTCCATGGGGATGACGGTATCTTCGTCAGACTTCGGAAACTCACCCAGCACGCGAATCCGGTAAGCATTGGATTCCTCGCCGTAGCGTGACTTCATCTCCTCAATGTAAGCCTCACTCACCCGCGGCGAGTCGGCGCAGGACACCTTCATCGTCACCCAATCTCCCGCCAGACGGTTATGTGTGTCGTAAAAGAATCCGCTGGAACGCACAGGGTTGCCAAGTAGTAGCGTGACGGCGTTGTGGCCGGACATCGAGCCAGATGCCGCCTCAAACACCTTCTCAGGTATGCCGGATGCCTCATCACCCACCAGCATCACATGGTCAGAGTGGACACCTTGCAGCGCCTCTGGCTGCTCGGCACGCGATGTTCTGGCTGAGATAAACGCCTCTTCGTTAGCGCCAATCACCTCAATACGGTCCTGCTTTACGTCCAACATATCAGCCAGCATCGGCGGCAGCACCTTCACCCAACGCTTAACCTCCGCAAACAATGCGTCATACAACTGGCTGCTTGTCGGCGCAGTCACCACCACCTTCACCGGAAAGCGCAGCAGCAGATACCAAATCATCGCCCAAGCTGATGCCGTACTCTTTCCCACACCGTGACCTGATCTCACGCTGATGCGCCTGCTTCCTGACGCGATGTGATTCAAGAATTCCACCTGCCATGGGTCAGGCTCAGTGTTCAGCACCTCTCTGACAAACAGCACCGGATTATTCTTGTAGAGCTTGACGAATTCGACAAAAGGGTTATTCGTCAGCAAATCATCAGAATTTTTTTTCGGGACGCGCTTCTTTGCGGCAGTGGGGGTAGGGGGTAGGGTCATGTGGTTAGGCCGGTGGGATTCGGTAGGTGTTCGGTTGCATCATCAGTCGCCCCCGCCGCAAAGCGCAAGGGGGGGGCATCGCGCCGCGCCAGCCAGCAGGACGGCCACCGCAGCCACTTGACAGTGTAAAAGTTATCCACATACCACTATTCATGCAAGTCCTTGATTTATATACATACTTACAAAACGCTGACAATATCCATTTGACACGATGTCCATTATGTTAAGTCAATTGTGGATAACTGGCCTGTTTCTGCTCAATCAGCAGGCACTTCGCAGTTATGCACAGGCCAATGTGCTTAACCATTGCGATTTTCTGTGGATAAGTCATCGACAACCTCGACATGGCGCAGTGCCGCCATGCGTAAGTCTTGAATGTTGATGTTGACTGAGGCGGCTTTTTGTAAGCCGTAAGTCTTCTGATCCCACCTTTCGGCCAGCCACTGCCTCGTTCGGATGCGCTGGACATCGCGCTGCGGGTTGCTGTCGGCCATGCTGTCAGCAATGTCCAGAGTCTCCACCGCGAGTTTATCGGCGGCTTTCGCGCGCGCACGCGCAATTATAGTGGGATCAGTATCTTCGATCCATTGCTCAAGCGCCCTGCGCCCGATGCCAAGTTCGTAGCAAATCTGAGTCTGAGACTTTCCTGCCTCAAACATCGAGACGATCATGTCATCTGGCAAATCTTCAAGCAGCGCTATGTCTTGCTTGAATTTCGGTCTTCCTGCCATGCTTAAACCCGCCCTAGAGCTGTTTTAACGCGCTGGACGACATCCAGTACCTTTTTCTTGATCAAGTCAGCTAATCGCTTTATTTGTTCCATGTTTGTATTTCTCCGCTTGTTTGCTGTTGAATTTCATCTCCGGTTGACCACCTTCAAATGCATGAAGATCGTTTTCTAAGTCATCAAAGCCTGATTGTCCACCGAATTTCTCGTTTGCTTTGAAGTTCACCACCTTGGCTGTTGGATCAAACGCTTTGACCTTGATGATCTGTTGAACCATGGGATCGTTGAAGATCACCTCCAACTCTTCCATTGCCCAGATGAACTTGTTGTCCAGTTCCTGTCTTTCACGCTGCATAGCCACTGCTTCGTTGACTGTTCTGACGATCACCATGACCTGGTCGTTTTGCATCTTCCACTCGATTCTCGGAATACTGTCGCTGGCTGGAGTGATCCCCTGATCGGTTGCCCACTGATCGAGCACTGCATACGCCCTGATCATTCCCGCCAGACTTGAATCGAATTTCTCTTTGTCCTTTGACCATGCTGCCTGGTGCACTCTGCCGGTCTGAATCCAGAATTTCTCTCTAAGTTGACTGTCTACTAAAGTAATCAATCGATTTTCACCCCATTTTCTGTCGCTGACTGCTTTCGCAGCCTCCAACTCCACCAGTTTGGATTGAACGTGAATCGTCCACGCATCTGCTTGTGGGCTTGGACTCGTTGCTGCTGGATGCTGTTTGCTTTTTGCTTTCGTTGCCATTTCTTTTTCCTTTGCTTTGTTTTCAATTGGTCACATACAGCTGGTAACAAACCACCGAGTCATAGACTCTCGGTTTGTTACTTGTTACCTGTACGGAACAAACAAGTAACATTTGTTACCGTTTGTTACTTGTTACTGTACGCTTATACAGCATCAATACTCTTCCTTGTCGTTTGCTTTTGGCATCAACCAGACGTAACCGTCTCTGATTCCACCCTGTCCTGAGTCCTGCAAACGCTCCTTTGCACGCTTCCACGCCATCTTGAATGAGCTTTTATCCTCCTCATCGCAGCCCATCTTTGACCACAATTCCTGCCGCCAAGCCTCCAAACTGACCGCATTGCGCTGAGTACCCTCCACAAACTTTAGTACACCATTGCTCTTGATAACAGTCTCCAGACAATGCAACTCCATGCGCTGATTCTTGCCGCTGCCTGAGTTACTTTTGCCGGTCTTTTTGGCCTGCTCATACGATCCGAGTTCGCTGGCCTGCACCGCCAAGCTGGTGATCGGGTCACCGATTTGCAGTGATCCGGCTGGCGCTGCCAGTTCGACTGTGACCATCTCAAAGCCAATGCGGTTGTTGTCTTCGCCGTCCTTTTGCTTGCTGATGTGGATCAAGCCCTTCATAGAGTCTTCAAATCTCAGGAGTTCCAGTTCGGTGTCCACCGCGCCGAGTAAGCTGGAATGGCCGCGCAGTCCTTTGGTCGCGTCCTTGCCTGAGTGGTGCAGGATCATCAAGGCGCAGTCTTGGATGATCTTTTGTATGTGGCCGCAACTGGTGATGAACGCGCCCATGTCGCTGCTGTCGTTCTCGTTACCGCCGCCAAAGGCTCTGGCTAAGGTATCGATGATGATCAGCTTGAAGTTGATGCCGGTGTTCATGACCAGCATCTCCACGGCCAGCATCAGCGCGTTGAAGTCTTCTATGCTCGATCTGAGGTTGAGCTGGTGTCTGATGACGTAGATCGGTGCGCCGTCCTCTGTGCCGTGATGCTGCTTACACGCCTTGATCCTTGCGCCGACTCCGCCAAATCCCTCGCCGCATATGTACAGGCAAGCGCCTTTCTCTGTCACCTCATTGCCCATCCACGGCCTGCCGGTGGCGATGGCCTCGGCAATGTCCAGCGCGATGAACGACTTGAATGATCCTGGCGGTCCGAATAAGGCGCTGAAACTGCCCACCGGCAGCACCTTATCTATCAACCACTTCACCGGCTCATCTTGGATGCTGTCCCAGTGCTCGATGGCGATGTGCTTGCCGATCTTGGCTTGTTCCTTTGGTGGCGTTGGCTCTGCCTCGAATTCCTTTGCAATGTCCTCGGCTGCCGGTGTTGCTACTTGCACTGAATTGATGATCGGATTCAACCTTTCGGGCATTGTTACCTGATCCACCGTTGTGATGATTGGCGCTGCCTTGACCAGCGCCACCAGCTTGTCGCGGCTGCCACCCTCCTCAATGAATTCATAGGCATCATCGCCTTGGCCTTGCAGACCGAGGTCAACTACCTTGACTGACTTGGCGATGGGCAGGATTGCCTCGGCTGCCTTGTGCGCGTACTGCCAACCAGGTACATCGTTGTCCGGCAGGATGATCACTTGAGCGCCAGCGAAATACTCGGTGATGGCAGCAGGCCAGCTTCCAGCGCCAGTGTGTGCAGTAGTGGCGATCATGCCAATTGACTTGATGGCATCGGCTGCTTTCTCGCCTTCAACTAGAAAGATGTTGCGTCCGGCGGTCTTCGCGTCCAGCAGTGCTGGCAGGTTGTAGGGGACTATGCGTGCGTCACTGAGTGAGCTTTGCTTCCTGCCGTGCTCGTCAATCTTGTACAGCCGGTAAGTCTTGCCTGACTCGCCTACGCGCAGCCTTTGCTTGACGAACACCGGCTGGCGGTGCTCATCGGTGTATACCCATTCCTGCTGAAACTCCACTTTCGGGATTGGCTTGATGTTGGCGAGTGGGTCTGGCCGTTCTTCCAGTTCCGGCAACAAGTGGAGTGCGCGGATTGTGTGGAAGACATCCTCTTGGCTGCACCCACCGTGACAGTGGAACAAAGGCTTGCCCTCGTCATTGATGTCGATGCTAAGTGATGGATTCTTGTCGCCGTTGCCTTTGCCGTGACTCGGTACAGGGCAGCTGGCCACCCATTGACCGTTTGCTTTCTTCGCGTTGCCGAGCTGCTTGGCTATTTGTTCTGCTTGCATTGTTTAGCCTTCTGAATTGTTGTCAATTACTATTTTTCTGTATGTGTCTAAAGTCTTTCCTCTGCTAAAGCCAGTGACCAAACCTGTGCTCTTATTCTTTCTCCAAATAGTGCTGTTCGTCTTTCCTACGGCTGGCTCAATTGCAAGAGTTGTAAACAACTCTGGAGATAGCTGTTTGCGCCAGACATTGATTTTTCGCATTCGTCTAACGCCGCCATCCACAATGTTTACGCATTCATATCCCAAGGACTTCCAAAACTTATTGGCATCAAGATCAAAGCCGCAGCGTAAAGAAACTGATGTGGCGTTGCCCTCGTTGGCATATTCCTCCAGAGCAGACACTAGGGCAGCGCCATACTGACGCAGCCGTGCATCGTACTGAATGCAAACCTGATGGCATTTGACATGATCTCCTTGCGCTTCCATGTAGATGTATCCACATGGCTCACCATTAAGCAAGCCAAGGAAAAGTCTGCCCTTGTCTAACTCGCGCTCAAATACTTGTGTTGGGTAAAACGACAATGCTTCTGCATTGGCTTTTTGCAATTTATCTAAATAAGACAAAAAATCTGGATGTTGCTGCACAACAATAAAATCCATAATTTCAGTCCTTTCTGCTATCAAAATATTTAGAGGAAAAAAAACCGCTGGTGCTACCCAGCGGTGCTTAAAGCCGATCAGTTAGTATTCGACTGCCATACGCAGATCACGAATACGCATCTTCAGCAAAGGCGCGAGATCTTCTTTTGATTGCTTGAGTCGAGCAATTTCAGATTCGTAATAACGAATTCTTTCATTGATGTTTTCCTCAACGGTTGGATTGTGGTCAACTGGTGCAACGCCAACGATTGCTCGGTTTTCCGCGTAATATTTTTCTTGCATGGATTACCCCTTAAAACATTTCGTCATCAGCCACTGCTGCGGCCATCACGCTCTTCGCTGGCGCTGGTGGCGCAACTGGCGGCTGTGTTGGCGCATTAAACGGCGCAGAGTGATCCGCACTTTCAGCATCCATACCCGCCGGACGATCAATCCAACTGATGATCGTGAACGCTGGAATGCGTGTCGTGCCTTTGCCGATCTTCTCCAGCTTGCTGCCGGTGTACTCCAGCACAGGCAATTTGCCGGCATTTGCTGCCTGCTGTGCCGCGCAGTCCAAGTACAGTTTTTCCAATCCCATGTTCGGACCAACGCCACTTGATGACCACTCGCACAGTCCGAGCGCCTTGTTGTAGAAGTGGATGATGAATCCGCGCTTGTGATCCGGTGACGGTTGCTGGCCTTTCTTGCCAAGGCTTACATCGGCCTGCCAATCGCGTACACCTACACCGAGTTGCAGCCAGCCGGTTTGCACCGAGTTGATGTCGAATACAACCTTGCCAAGTTGGATTTCCTCGCCGAGATTGTTTGTCCAAGCATTAGCTTGGGGAGAAAAGCGGATGTAGTTTCCAGAGCCGCCAGAAGAAGAGAGGTTTAGCATTTTGAGTTTCGCTTTCTAAGTTTCAGGGTTTGCATTATTGACTCAACCCGCGATCTCTCGCAAGCGTGAGTCCACTTGATACCTTGACGGTTAACTCGTCCAAGATAACTCTTTGTTCCTTTGGCAGTAGCTTTTCCGCTGCCGCAGGAGTAATTAGTGTCGCATCGAAAATCTGATTAGGGGTAAGTCCTGAGTCAACCAGTTTCATGGCTGCCTTGTCACCGTCAACCCACTTGCGCGTTGGACGTTTAGGTGCTAACTGCCAACCGGCCAGCACCATGCCTTCCTTCTCCATGGCCTGCATTGCGTGCTCTCTAACCGCGTCTATGAATTTCTCTACCTGTGGCGCTTTGTCCAGAATGGCGCTGATCTGGTCTGCTGTGAGCGCCAGCATGACCTGCTTGATGTCTTCTTTGTTGAGCGCGGTGATGTCAGTGTTGGCGGCCACGACATCAAATTGCTTTTGCTGCGCCGGACAGATTGTTTTCGCGTCACACCATTGGCAGGCTGACTCTGATGGATTGAATTTGGGCGCGTCACTGATTGCGTCTTCCACTGACGGCATCAATGTCTTTTCTTCCCACTCGCCGAGTTCATCGGCAGTCATGATGTGTATGCGCTTTTCACCGTGATGCGGCTGGATGATCTGGAATTCAATCTCCTCCACATAGTGCAGATTAAGCGTTCTCATGGCCGCCAGAGCGTATATTTTTAATTGCTCAGTATCTGGATCAACCCAACCCTTGCCGGTCTTCAAGTCTGCGACTGTGAGCTTCTTCTTTGTCTCTGAGTAGCCAATGACATCAGCAGTACCGCCAAGAACAAAGTCTGGTGTCTTAAACAGGCTGACAGGCACTTCCACCTTGACCAGACCTAGATCGTCTTGAATCGCCCATATAGCCTTCAGATGCTGCAATGCATAGTCGCAGTTATCGGCGGTCATAGTGATGCCCTCAACTGTCTGTCCGGTGAACTGCATCGGGTCTGAGCCAAGCTGAAAGCAAGTCTCGGCCAGCGCGTGAATGGCAGTGCCAATTTGGGCTGCCTCACCTGATGGCCGGTAGGGTACTTGAGCGCAGAGCTTTGCTGATGCAGGACAGGCAATCCAGCGCGATGCGGATGACGGTCTGAGCCTTAGTTGTTTGGTTGCCATGAGTCTCTTTCTAAGTGGTGATCATTGATGATCAGTTGATAAGCCAGTTGACGTATCTCATGCGATGCCGCGTGACCGAGGTCTTCGGGATCGAGCAAGCGTTTGAGTAGCACGATCTTGTCTTGGTTTGCTTTGCGCTGCTGCTCTACTTGTGTGCCAAGCCAGATGATGTGCTGACGCAATACTTCACGTTCTTTATCCTGCATGGCGTGATCCCCAATGCGCGATCAGCGCAGCGTCAGCGCGGCCATCATCCTTGACGCGCTTGAATTGATCTTGATCTGATGGGAAGAGTTCCATGGCGCGCGCGCGGCTGGCATCCTTGCCCTGTCCACGGCCAACGGCCTTCACCCAAGTGGCAGGCGGCACAAACGTGACCGGCATCTTGAACGCGGCCAGAATGCCCTCGATCATGCCAAAGCTGCGGCCAAAGCTAAAGACGCTGGTAACGCCTTGGCCTGTTACTGCACCCACGCGCTCGCAGTAGACATGGCAGTCTCTGCCAGAGTACAGGTACAGCATCTCGGCCAACTCAGCGGCGCTGACCTGTCGCTTGGCTTTGCCGTTGCGCTCCACCGTCATGGTGGGCATATCGAATATCTTGAGGCTTTCAGTAGAGATGATGGCGATTGCACCAGACAGACCAGGATCGATGCCGATAGAGTATTTGCTCATTTGACGGCCTCTTCCATGGCCTTGTTGAGTATGGTCATGCGTGCTGACACCAGCGCATTGGCGGCCTCATCCAAGCGCAGCACGGTGCTGTAGAGTGGCTCTGTGATGCCGTTCTGCCAGCGACTGACCTGAGCTTGGTTGATTTCAGCGACTCGGCAGAGATCGGACATCTTGAATCCGGCAGACTCCACCTTGTTTTTTATATCGTGAATTGCTTGCTGTGCGATTTTCATGTCTAGAATGTTAACCATATTTTGATAGAAGTGTTAAGTGTACAGACAAAAAAGGGGATCAGCGAACCGATCCCCAAAGGCAACTGCTGGAAGCATGAACCAGCAAGGGACATTGTAGCGGCAGAATACTTGACAAGTTTGTAAGGTCTAAATAATAGTTGTTGATGAATTTGGTAAATCGATTATGATTCATTCATCAACAACGCAACCCCAAGGAGATTTCAAATGACAAACGCAACACAAATAACTGCTCAAGAAGAACGCAACATCAATATGTATGGAGTAGCTGATATTGACGCTTATGTGGAATCTGTTAAAGAATCCATCACTTACCAATTCACAGGCGCAAACATGGTTGTGGCTGGCCTGATGTCTGATGCTCAAGAATTGATTGCTGGTGGAGCACAAAACAGCAGCCGCCAAACACTCAACATTGCCAAGCACATTTTGTTTTTGATCATGGATGGCGAATTGGTTGGCACAGTAGAGCGCAAGTAAACCCAAGGGGGCTTGCGCCCCCAACTTTAAGGAGTCCCTATGAACCACACACAACACGCCATGACTGATGCCAACCACCGCAGGCTTGGCAAACGCGCAGAGGCTGCCTATGACTACTTGCTGTGCCTTGTCATCGGCGTAGGCTTGGCCGCACTGCTCGTAGCATGGTGGTCATCATGAACAACCCACCAGCATTTCCAAACGAAAGCAACGCAGGAAATATTTGGAACGACAAAGGCATGAGTTTGCGTGACTACTTTGCGGCCAAGGTTTTGCAAGGATATATCTCAGCAAAGGGATGGCATCCTGACTTCACCTACCCAACAGATTTTAATTTTGATGCTGGAAAGCGTGCCGCTGATGCAGTAGCTGTTGCGTCTTACCAGTACGCAGACGCAATGTTGAAAGCGAGGGAGCAATGACTGACCTGCAAGACTACTGCCAAGAACCTCGGACTATGGATGAATTGGTGGAGGCCGGATACAAGCCTCACGCCGTCTACAACGCCGTCAAGCGCAACGAATTGAAGAACACCAATGCCGTAGACGCATGGGGGCGCAAACAGCGCGGCAAAGGCTTATTCCTGTCCACCGTCACACGCATTCCCTACAACGCGAGCCTGTTAGTGCAAGCCTGGAACACACAACCCAAAGGAGAAAACCATGTCTGAGAATATGCAAATTGAGATTGACCGCGCAGTAAACAAGTTCACGCCACCCATGGAAGTGGGCGGTGGATTTCTCTCACGCGAGGACATCAAGACCTTTGCACGCAAGGCCGTGACTGATGGCACGTTCATCGGTTGGGCGCACGCCGAGAACATGACCAGAGAGCGTATGCAGCGTAAGGTCACCGAGCTTGAGCATGAGGTCACCATACTGCGCGAGCGCGTCAAGGAAGTCGAAATGGAACTACTGGCAAGCCAGAAGTGAGAATAATCGTACTGGTGCTGGCTGTGCTGGCACTGTTTTACTTTGATTCAGAGGAGTCACATGGAAACCGTAATCAACTTTCTTTTGATGGCACTGTTAGGAATGGCAATCACGCTGGTGGTGCTGATTTGCATTGTGAAATTTTTATTGGATCAAACCGAGGACAAGTAAATGCCTAGACCAAAGAGTGAATTGACCACCACGCAAAAACAAATTGGCGTAAGGCTTACGCAGTGGCAGTATGAGGAATGGAAGAGGCTTGGCGCGTCAAAGTGGATCAAGCAATTGCTGACAGAGAGTCGCAAAAATTTAAATGAAATCCGCAAGACTTCCCAAGGTAATTGATCTGCTGCAACGCACCGGCTGCACGGCGCCAGAGTTGGCCGCCAAGGTGTACTGCACCGAGCGTTCAGCGCAGCAGATGATCAAGCGCCTGCAACTGGCTGGCACTGTCCACATCCAAGAGTGGCGCAGATCAGGCAATGTGCTTGTGGCGGTGTACAGGTATGGGATTGGCACTGATGCTGTCAAACCGCCACCGCTGACACCTATGGAGCGTTTGCGTAGGCATCGAGCGCGTGAGACATTGGACGATAAGGCTTTCCGCTTGGCGCGTGAAAGAGGTCATAGACTCAAGCCACGGCGTGATCCGCTGGTGGTTGCACTGTTTGGAGAGAGATGATGGATAAATATGATGAAGCAATTGAGTTTTTGAAAAGCGTAGAGCCAGGCAGTTATTTTGATGAGTGCGCTGAGTTGATGGAAGAGCTATTGGCTAACGCCCATGAGCTTTCGGCACAAGCATTGCAAGCGAAAGAATCTGCTTTGCAAAGAGCTCAGACTTTTGGGGCTGAGTCATGGTACAAGCGAAATAGTCAACGCTTGTCTTGAGCCATACTAGACGCTGAATAGCCAAGAGCAGTAAGTGCAGCAGCTGGGGAATAGCCTTGGCGTATCAAAGCAACTGCTTTAGGCCAATCAGCCTCGCTAAAAAATCGGCGCGTTTCTTGAATGTCAGCTCTAGCATTAGGCAGAGCTGCATCACGCTTCATCTTACCTTTGATGGAGCTTCTAACGCCCTCTGACTCACCCAAGTTAAGGGCTACTTCAGGTGGAAGATATGATGCTTCCTTCAGTAAGCCCATTGTCGCTCTTCCGCTAAAAGGCTCGGTGGCTCTGAACCCCTCCGGTGTGTATATTCCTACGCCTGGCCCATAACCGGATGTATTAAGCGATGGCTTCATATCTGAAGGGTAAATTTTTTGCAATTTACTACCCTTATTTTTCATCAATTTTCTTGCATCGGCAGCAGTTGCTTTTGAATCAAATGGGAAAATTGTTGCTCCACGACTTGTTGGTGTAATGCCATAACCAGTATCATTCAATGCCGCAGTAAGCGCAGCCATTTGTTTGTCACTTGGCATTACGCCTGTATAGGGCTCATCTAAAGATTTAGGGGCTGACGCTCTAGTATCAAGTACCAATGAGTTCTTTCCCTTAACGTCAGCCATAGTATTTGGTAAGTTAAACCCAAACGCTTCATTTGCATCCATCAATGCACGAAACCGTTCTGCAAAGCTCATTGTCTGCTGCGTTGGGATGGACAGTAAACCTCCACCACCTGTTGGAAAGTCTGCTAATACTCGCGCCATCTTAACCGGTTGGTGTTCTGCAATTTTTGATCCTTCTGGAAAATATGCTCCAGTAGCGTCAATTGTTGGTACTTGACGGTATCCCAATGCACTGTAAATTACATCTCGATTTCCAGCACCAACTGTCCCCATATCACTCAAAGCGTACTCTGGCGCCGGTACATCCCACCGCCCAATATTTCCATAGGCTAACTTTTCTTCAAACGGCGCATTTATCATTTGCGGTAAATGACCTGTGTTTGCCCCAGGTATAGCCTCATGAGTGGCAGAGGCAATATGCTTGTAGAAGTAATCGCGTGCGGTGTTATTAGCATCACGCAATGATTGTTTGATGCCTTCTAATTGATCTCCAGCATATCTACTGTTTAGTCCACGACTATACAAATCTTGTCCCTTGCCGTAAACCCATGGCACTTCTTGAATTTGTGGACCGCCCCAATTAGTTCTTCCACCAACCGCGGCTTTGTTTGCTCTGTCAACTTGAAGTGCTGTTTCAGCATCCATGAATGGGTGCATTGTTTCTGATACTCCAGCCTTCCATGGATTACCTTGCGGGTCTGTATAGCCCATTCCTTGAGCACGCCTAAAATCGTTCACTCCAAATAAACCTGTGTTGGGTATTCTTGGGTCATTCTTATTGGCGTATTCACCAATTTTGAATCCCATATTTGCTGGCCGTCCCTCGGCCACAGCAGTGTCCAAATTTCTCATTGGAGCACCACGATATGCCATTTCTGGAATTCCAGCTACACGACTATTCAAGTGTTTTAATGCGAATCCAGATTCTGATTCTGGACTAACACCAGCGGAATAAACGCCATGCTGCTCAAGTGTTCTATTAAGTTGATAGGGTTCTGAACTTTCAGCAATGCCTTGTTTTGCTCTGTCGTACCAAGTACCAAGTCGAGCCTCATCGGCTAGGCGCACAGCTTCAACAGCATCATTAAAATCAGCATCCATAGATCGGCGCATTGCACCCAATCCTTGGCCGCTTGTCACTGTACGAGGAGCGCCAACATAGCCTCCTGCTGTCTGTTTTAAGTGCCGTCCCTCTCTTACATTTTTTAATACAGCTTCATCTCCAGATGCCTCGGCCATCTTTCGATAGTAGTCTGCTTCTACTTTTTGTCGCTTACCTTTTGATTTAAAAGTGGAGGCGGCTTGAGCTTCTGGACTCATTGATGCACTTTCCAGTGCCATCTTTTCAACCTTCTTAGCCCTTGCTTTTTCCTGTACTTGCTTCTGTCCAAATTTATCTATGACGGCCTGCTCTTCTGGCGTTCTAGCTATTGGCGTTTCTTCTAATAAACCTTTTGCCGGCAGTTTTTTGCCTGGTGGAATTGCAAATATTGCTGATGCTGGTTCAGCCAGCAAGCTAGGAAGACTTGGCCTACCCATCACAACATTTTCAGCCATGCGATTGCCAACCATACGCAAACCTGCTTTGCCGCCCCTCGCCAAAGGTAAAACAGCCGCCGCAGGCACTGGCGACATAAATGCACCAATGTCTTCAAGCAATCCAGCTTGAGGTGTTGACGTTGTCATGCGCGGTGTGCGTTGTTTTAATTCCTCGCTGCTAGGTAAAAAATATGGAATCTGAGGTATTCCACTTTGTGATGCTAGAAAATCCATATTTCTTTGCATCTTTTCACTAACCAGCATTTTTCGCAAATCTTCTGGAAGACCAAGCAAACCTGCAATAGAGCCACGCCCAAGAGACTCCAAATTGCTCAGAGAAAACAAACTCGGCATACCTTCAGCCGAGTAGTCTGGTGCGCCAAATGGGTCTTGGTAGTAATTGGTTGCCATTTATTGTCCTTGCTGAAATGCGCCTGGTATTCTTCCTGCCGTGATGCCGGTCAAACTGTAAGGCACAGTCTTACCAGCAAAACGCGAGAAGTCGTTCAGTTTCTTTTGCAGCACCGCCATTGCACTGGTGTCAGTCAATGCACGGCGCACAAGATTAGGGTCTTCAGATACAAGTATCTTTGCCACCTGATCACGCTGCGCCTCTGTCATGTTCTTATTCTGCTGTGCGGCAACCTTCTTGACGATATTCACGGCTGATGAAATCATCGTCACAGGATTGGCTGTCATCACATTGGCGATCTCTTCAGCAGAGATATTCA